AACCACTACGACAAAGTTAGGTCAAAAAGGTGTAACTGTTTACGAAGGTCTTACTGCTGGAGTGACTAAATATTTTAACGGGATCAAATCATTAGGAGAAGAGATTGGAGATGCAGTTGGAAATGCGTTTAAAGGAATGGAAGATGCAATTGTTAGTTTTGTCACTACAGGTAAAGCATCATTTAAAGACTTTGCAAGATCAATACTTGCTGACATGGCAAGGATTTATGCTCGTCAATTGATGTTGAAAATATTTAGTAGCTTTACGGCTGGTGCATCTCTTGCTGCTGATAGAAAATTCTCAGGACTTGGCTCTGGTTCTGCCTTAAATACTACTGGTGATTTGCCAAAAGGAGCTAATGGATTAGTTGTTGCTAAAAACGGTATTGTCCCTTACGCCAAAGGAGGCATAGTCAACAGCCCTACACTCTTCCCATTTGCCAAAGGAGTTGGCCTTATGGGTGAAGCAGGACCAGAAGCAATCATGCCTCTTAAACGTGGTTCTGATGGTCGTCTAGGCGTTGAAGCGAAGTACAGAGGTGGTAGTGGTACGACTGTTAATTACACAGGCCCAACATTGAATTTCAATGGTGATGATTATGTTCCACGTTCTGCTGTTGGTGAAATCATTAATACTGCTGCTCAAAGAGGTGCTTCTGTTGGTGAAGCGCGTACACTTTCCTCTTTAAGAAACTCTCGTAGCCGTAGGTCTAATTTAGGATTATGAGTCTTGTTGCATTAACCAATTTCATTACAATTACAAAACCTAATGGTTCTGTTTCGTTTACCCCTACAAAATTTCAAAACGGTAAATACAATGAAATTGTAGACGGTCATAGCTATCTTTCTTTTCTTTATCAAGGTGCAACTCGTAGTCGTTCTGGTGATAACTTGGAGTCATCTTTGATACTTGCTAATAATGCAATTAGCATGAATTATGCACAACAAGCAGTAACAAATAAGTATCACATTAAAGTAGAAACATATTTAATGACTGAATCTTTTGCTAAAAAAAATACAACTCCAATCACGAGTGAAGAATGGTTAGCAGCTTCTTTAAGTTATGACCCTGAAACTGTTGAAGTCTTACTTAGCTCTGCTATTGATGCCGTCGGTGCTAATGCGCCTAACAGAGTGTTAACTAGGAAAATGGTTGGAGAATTACCAGTCACAGGACAGATACAAGCACGTTGAGGCCAGATCAGTTAATCGGACTTCCTTATCGTTTAGGTGCTGATCCTAAAAAACATAAAGCTGGAGATTGTTTAAGTTTATGTCGAACTGTTTTAACGCATTATGGAATCAAATCACCAGAACCGAAAAGAAATTGGTATCGACGACTAAAAAAAAAAGATTACAGTATCTTCACTGAAGAATTAAATCGGTGGGGAATCGAATCACCCCCTAAACTAGGAGCAATAGGTTTATGCCGTGGCGAAAATGATGGTTATGGTATGGCTGCTTTCTGGGAGGATGGATGGCTAAGTTACCGAAAGACATACGGACAGTTGGTGGTGAACTGGTGTCCCATAGACGGCCTTACGGTAGAAGGTTGTTATTGCCGACGGAAGCAGAACTCTGTAATTCTCTTGGATTAACAGAGGAAGAATATTGGTATTTTGTTGATAAAACTGCTGCGTATGACGGGACAAGATCAAAAGAATATGACCATATTCCTTTAATTGTTAATGGCGCATTACCTCCTTTAGTTGGAGCCACTGGTGCTCTTACATGGTTTGGACAGGTTGTTGTTGCTGTTGCCCTAACAGCAGTTGGATATTTATTAACTCCCAAACCTAAAGCTATTAAAGCTGGTGGTTCTCAAAGAACAGAGGATGCAATAGGTAACAAGAAGTTTGCACCTCAATTTTCTTTTAATTCCTTACAAGAACTTGCTGTTTTAGGGAGTATTGTCCCTCTTGTTTTTGCTAATAGAAGAACAGAAGGTGGGATTACTTATGGTGGAGTAAGAGTTAACTCTCAGCTTTTATGGTCACAACTTTTAAGTCTTGGAAAGTTACAACAGCTCAAGGCGATGGTTTTATTTTCAATAGGTGCAGTTGAAGATAAGCCTGATTATGAAGGTTATGCCATTGGTGATATGTTGCTTGATTCTTATAACAGCAGCAAAGTTGCTCTTTATTTTAATGATGGAAGTAAATCTAGTAATAGATTAGATAGCAGTAGTAAATATTTAGAATCAGAATTAGATGAATCAATTTTAAGTTCTGATCCTTTTTCGATTGAAGCCCCTGTCTCATCAGGTGATCCAACAACTTCTAAAGCTACAAGTAGTACAAGAAATCCATCAACACAAGCTGTCTTTGGTCTTTATGCACCAATGCCTAATTGCAACTATTACAGGTTGCCTTATCAGCTAGTTAGAGCACCTAGAGGATCAGAAAACCCTGCGGCTAGAGATACTCTAAGAAAACGTAAGAAAGTAGAAATCGCTAAATGGCCTGTTCGTGCTGGTGTTTCCACAGCGTCTAACAGTGGAAATCTAAATAGCACAATTGGTTATCAAGTCTTTGGTGGTTCTAAAAATGATCCAATTGGAAGACAAAATGTTTACCCTGATGATAATGAAGAATTTGGATACAAACCTCATGGTGTAGAAGATATAGATACTGCTACAAGTTCAATTAGAGAAACAATTGATATTAATATTGCAAAAGGTGAGTCTTATATGATTGGAACAGCAATTGCAAAATGTTCTCATATAACAAGTTCAAATCCTTGGACAATTGACGCATCAAAACATTATCATTTTAAGATTACAGAAGCAGGAACTCTTGATTACTTTGGTAATTTAGGTTCTCATTGTGATAACCCAAGATGGGAGCATGATAATGATAAAGCTTGGGATATAAATGGAAGAAAAATATATTATCAACAAAGAGGTATTTTACCTAATTCTGAAAATAGACAATTAGAAGATAGTTATGATGTATATTTAATTCAAAGATTAGCACTTGGTACTGTTACAAATAGTCGTAGTTGTTGGATAACAGAAATAGGTCTTAAATCAAAAGTATTTAAACAAATAAGCTTTGCAAATGTTAATAGTCAACCTAATGAACAAGCTTTAGATCGTGCATGGGAAGATAGAACTCAGATTCAATTAGGTCAAATGGATCTCTTTGCTGCAAGAATGAGCTTTTTTAAATTGCAGGTTAGAGAAGTTGGCTCAGGTGCTAATTGGACAGATCTAATTAATACTTTATCTAATCACACTGGTTTATTTGCAGTAAGAGGTAACACTTCTGAATTTCAATATAATTCTATTTCTATATCTCATCCTGATCGAAGACAATATGAATATAGATTTAAACCTTATCCTGGCAATTATATTACTAGAAATGGTTCAAAAATTGGTCAACGAGTTAATCTTTTAAGTGCATCTAATAATGAAGAACATCAAGATTTTGAAACTTTTACTTCTAATGGATTTGTTGTTAGATTTGCTGGTGATGAAGGTTATACATTAAGTGTTGCAGCCTTAAATAATCCAGAGTGGAAATTAGGTGATCCAGATGAAACTTTTTATACAGGAAAAGTAGAGACTTTAAAGACGAGTAGTGGCTTAAATAAGTGGATGAGCAATGGTGGAGCGTTTCAAATACCAAGCTCACAGGAATGGGTTTTAGATCCTAGCTACACCGATTATTACACTGCTAATAGGGTTATTATCTATGTCGAATGGACTGATCCTGCTACTGGTGCTTATGCAGGTCATGGTTGGGGGCTTTGGTGGGATGTAAGCAGAGATAGTGGTTACTGGGGTACACCTACAACAGGAACGCCAAGAGGTAATGGATATTGGCCTAATGTTACTTTCTATAACGACTGGATTAATGATGGAATAACAAGTAAATTTGTTGCTTCTTTAAATGCTGGTGGTGGTCATCCAAATAATGATTCAACAAAGTTTTACATTGACAAATATGATTACAAAACTGTTTTAGCAACCAGTCAAAAATATAGCGTTGCAGTTCAATATGCTACTGGTACAACTGGTGGTGGCTCAGGTTTAAAAGTTGATCTAGAAGTATGGAAAAAGACAGTAACAGGTGGTGATGATTTAGTCGCTGTGAGATGGACTGTTGATCCAGATAATATGGGTACTGGTTATCATCCAGACGATAAATTAAAAATACCAGCCACAGGAGATTTCCCTGGTATAGACAGCCTTGTTATTAACGTAGAACAAAAGACAGAAGATATATTGACAGAAAATCTTAATCCTTACGATGTCGTAGCAGATTGGACTTCTTATGAAGGTGATAGACCTAGCCATCAGAATGGCCCTGAGCATGAAATCTGTTTTGTGAATGAAATTACGACTTTGCCAGAAGCTGTTCAATATAGTGATTTAGCCTATTCAGGAATTAGATTAAATAGTTCAAAAGAATGGACAAATTTCACTCAACTTTCTGCTTACTTTAAAAAAGGAATTAAAGTCAAAGATTTAGTTAGTGGTGGTTCCGATAAAGCAACTAATTTGTTTCCTGAAATAGCTTATGCGTTATTAACAGATTCTAATTTAGGTGCTGGTGATTTAGTTGGGGCTGATTCTGTTGAACTTAGAGATATGAAAATAGCTGCTAATTACTGTAAGAAAAATAGATATTTTTGGGATGGCACAATTACGGAAAGATTAAATCTAAGAGATTTTCTTCATCGCCATGCTGGTTACTGTTTACTTGATTTTACAATCATTGGTGGAAAATTTAGCCTTGTCCCAACATTGCCTTACAACGATGACTTTAGTATTAATCATGGAATTAATATTACAACAGGAAAAAGACCAATCTTTAATGAAAACCTAAGTCGTGTTGGTGACGAAAATTATATAAAAGCATTATTTACTGATGGCAATATTAATGATTTAAAAGTTAGTTTTCTTTCTCCAGAAGAACGTCAAATGTTAAAAGCAAATGTTCTTTATAGAAAGGAAAGAGAGAATGGATTCCCTGAAACATTTTCAATACTTGTAAGTCTTCTAAAAGAATATGATTCCACAACAGAAACTTTTAAATCAAGAGATCCAGAAAATGATCCGATAGAAACATTTGATCTTTCTGGTTTTTGTACTTCGGAAGAGCAAGCCTTAGATTTTGCTATGTACGCATTAAAGACAAGGAAAGAAGTCGATCATGGTTTGACGTTTAAAACAGCTCCTCAATACATTATTGGTTTGATTCCTGGTGATTACTTCCGTTTAGTTTCAGAGGCAACTCATACAAGTCGTTTTAGAAATGGTGCAATTACTCCTGATGGAAAAGTTGTCAGTATGGATGCGTTAACTGGTAGTCATAATGTTTATGTTTGGAAGCCAGGTACTGAAAATGTTCAATCGACAAGTATCAATTTCGACAGTTCAAGTAGTATTGCAGCTCATGCAGGAAAATTATTTACGGTGAAAAATACAACAACAGAAAATAGAATCTATAAAGTTGAAAGCCTTTCCTATGCAGAAGACGGTTTAATAGAAGTAGCAGGTAGTCATGCTCCTGTTAATGCTTCAGATCAATTAACTGTCTTACAAGGATGGGATACAAGCACTCATTTCAAGATTGAGAGGACTTAATGGCAACAGAACGACCTTTTCCAGCAATCAAGCCAACATCTAGGGATTACGATCCTGGTACTTATCCTAGTTCTACGTTTGAATCATTAGACGGGACTAAAACCTATATTCGTTATGGGAATAAAAGAGTCAATGCCTCTTTGACTCTTAGTTTCTCAAATATTACTGATGCTGATGCTGCTTTGATTTTGGCTAATTATGAAGATGTAAATTCTGATTGGGATTACGTTACTTTTAATTCTTTAAGTGGAACTTCAGGAATCGGAAGTACAGCTCTTTCTACTTATATAAAGGAAACTAATTCAAGTTTAAAATGGAGATATTCAGCACCTCCAAAAGTTACAAGTGTCTTCGATGGAATAAGTAATGTTAGTTGTAGTTTTGTTGCTTGCCTAGATGCACCTTAGAATAAGCGCAATGTTCAGATTTTAGGTCGTGGCTTTTTATAGCGGAAAAGATGGTCAGCTTTACTTGGATGACAGTAACTCTGTCTCTGCAAGGGTTGAAAGCTGGTCATTAACTGCAACTCAATCAACTCTTGATACAACCTCTCTTGGTGATACAGATCGCACTGTCATCGCGGGTTTGCGTAGCATGAGTGGTAATTGCACAGTTGCTTACTACAGCGATGCAAGTGGAACTAGCGATGCGAAAACATTGTTAGATAAAATTATCAAGGCAAGAACTTCTGCAAGTGTTGCAGGTGTCGCGGCTGTTTCTTCTACTGCAAAATTCAAATTAGGCTTTAAAGATTATCAAGGAACAGTCAAATACATTACTGTGACTGGTGTTATTACAAATGCTGGAATCAGTAGTGCTCAAGGTGAAATCATTAAAGCTGATATTAGTTTTGAAGTAGATGGTGCTCCTAACGCTGTTTCGATCTAATGCCCATTTATGAAGGTAAAACAGGTTTTGTTGAATTACAGCGCACTTCTTTGGAGTATGCGCTGACAACAACGCTTGATACTGGTGATGTCAATACAAGTCGAAAAAGATTTTCTGTTGATTTTGCTGCGGGCAATATCATCACAGGTGACAAAATTGAAATTTCGACAAAAGACGGAAGCACCTTAGAACTTGTCAACGGTCATAGCTATCCCGATGGAAGCTGGTTTGTTCATGTTGATGATGTTGGAGGGATGCGTTTATACAACACCTTTGCTCATGCAGTATCTGGTGGAGCATCAAATGCGTTAACTCTTGTTGCACCTTCTTCTTCTAAAGAGATTTTATTAAAGGCAAGAAATACTTCTTATCGACCTCTTGCTCGTGTTGAAAGTTTTGATTTCACAACACAACGAGAACAGGTTCAGATTGGGTTGTTAGGGGAAGAATTTCAACGGCAATACGAAGCAGGTCGCATATCTGGACAAGGTTCGATGAGTTGCCTGTGGGAACATCGTTATGTTGCGACTGATTCTGATTATTCAACAGATCAGGAATTTGCTGCTTATTTAGCTCGATTGGTACTAAGGATTCAACAGGGTGCAGATTTCTTAGGACGTTTTTTTGTTTATAGAGAATCTGCCGGTTCAACAAATAATGTCTGGTATGAAGTTGAAGGTCAGGTTACGAGTTGTGTTGTTACTGTTCCAAACGTAGGAATTGTCAAAACAAATATTGATTTTGTTACTTCTGGTTCATTTCAGTTAAAAGTTGGATCGACACCTGGCTTCTTATTACAAGAATCTACAGATTACTTATTACAAGAAGATGGAAGTAAAATTTTCTTAGAGGACGATGCGACTTAATATGTAACTATCGTTAAACTGTTAGAAAGAGAAGAAAACGAATGGCCGACCTTCAGATAAGTCAATTACCTTCCTTAGCGGAAGCGAATATTGCTGCAACAGATGAACTCGCCATCGTTGATGGGAGCGCATCGGAGACGAAACGAGTTACTGCAAAAGCATTAATTGAAAAAGGTGTTTCATTAATTGATGCTGGAAGTATCCCAGGAACAGCTCTTGCAAGTCTTGGTGCAAATACAGTTGTAACTGCAAGCATTACAGATGCAAATGTCACGACAGCAAAGATTGCTAATGGAGCTGTCACTGCAACACAAATAGCAGATGCGACAATAACTGGAGCGAAGTTAGTTAACGATACTGTTACTGCAACACAGATTGCTGCTAATGCGATAACTGCTTCTGAGTTAGCTGATAATGCTGTAGATACTGCTGCTATTGCTGCAAACGCTGTAACAACTGCAAAGATTACAGATGCAAATGTTACTTATGCAAAGTTAAGTCTTAGTGATGGAGATATACCTGGAGCAAAGATTGCATCAGGTGGAATTACTGCAACTCAAATAGCAGCAAACGCTGTTACTGCAAGTGAATTAGCTGACGATGCAGTTGATACGGCTGCTCTTGCCGCTAATGCTGTTACAGCAGCAAAGATCGCAGCAAATACAATTACTGCTAATGAAATCGCTGCTAATGCTGTTGGTGCTAGTGAATTAGCAGATAACGCTGTTGATACGGCTGCTATTGCTGATGGTGCTGTTACATCTGCAAAACTTTCTGGGGCATTAGCTTCTAGTGCGATTGCTGATAATGCAGTTACGACAGCGAAGATTGCTGATGATGCGGTAACAAGTGCAAAGCTTGCAGCAAACGCTGTTGATGCAGCAGCTCTAGCTGATAACGCTGTTGATACTGGTGCAATAGCTAGTACAGCAGTAACAGAAGCAAAACTAGCCTCTAGTGCTGTTACTAATGCAAAGATTGCTGATGCAACAA